ACCCGATTTTTTTTCTTTCCCCCTCTTTCCCCCTCTTTTAACAGCCGTCATGCCGCCTCCCGCAGTCCGCAATCTCAATCATCCCTCCGCCACCTCCTCCATCAGATCATCCGTCCGTTTGTCATCCGCGCTGCCTGCCGCGTCGCGCAGCTCCTGCAGATACCCATACAGATCCCGCAGCGCGAAAGCCGCCCGGGCGTTCGCCTTCGCGATTTCAGCCGGCAGCGCCTCCATGCCGGCATCCGCCGAATAAACAACCGCCCGGGCTTCGATCACATGCAGAATCGACTCAAACACCTCATCATCCTTCGACCGGCGGAACGCCGCCGTAATTTCCGCCTTCGTCTTCGGCGGCAGCAGCCGCCGCTCCCTTCTTCTCATTCTGAACAAACTCATCATTCCACCTCTCACATTTCACATTTCAGGTTTCACATTTCACGTTTCACATTTCAGGTCTCAGGTCTCTCTCCCCTTCACCCCCGCACCAGACCCGACATCATTCCGCCCTGCGTCGCCGCCGCAACTCCCGTCCGTCCCGTCTGGGCATTCTCCGCCTGCTGCTGCTGATGCTGCAGATATTGAATCCGCTGCTGAAGCAGCACCTGCTTATCCTCGCCCATATCGGCAAACACCTGCGGATTCTGCCGCTGCATCTGTTCATAAAACGCCAGTCTCACCGGCGGATTAATACTTCCGTCCGTCGGCATCGGCGGCTCAATTCCGGCGCGGATCATCTGATACGCCTGCGCCTCACTCTGCATCTCGCTCTGTTCGGCGTCTTCCGTCGAACGCACCGCCGAACGCGCCACCTCCGGATTCAGCATATACATATAAAACTTCACAATCGGCGCCGTATCCACCGTCTTCTCATGATCCATCGCCAGCAGCAGATTCTTCATCATATTCAGCTTCTTCTCCAGCGTCTCCGGATTCAGCACATCCGTATCAAACACCAGAGAATAATCAAAATGGCCCTGGATATCCGCCCGGCTGCGCTCCAGCTTCCCGCGACCGTTCAGCAGACGCTGCACCGTCTCTTCCGGCGCATACTGCTGCACCAGCTGCGCCAGCATTCGATGCGCATCCTGCAGCTGCCCCAGCCAGATCATCGCCTTGAACCGCTCCGCCGCCTGCGACCTGCCCGCCGGCAGATTCCCGTTCGCGCGGCCCCAGTAATCATCCCGGATCCGTTCCAGAACATCGAACATCCGGACTGCCGCCGACGGAAACGCCGGCGCATTCATCCACTTCACATCCCCGTCACGGCGAACCCTGATTTCCTCCATCGGGGAAACATACATCTGTCCCGCTCCCGTCCGGTTGCGGCTCACAATCGGCGGAACACCGGTATACTGCGCATTGTCACCCGTCGTATCCAGATACAGCTTCGACAGACCCTGCGCCGACTCCTGCAGCGCACACACCCCCCGGCTGTTCATAAAATACCGGTCAATATATTCCCGCGCGAACCCGACACCCGGATACGAACCGTGCTTCTCCGTCCTCAACTCCCGTTCCGTCAGCGCCTGCTCCGCATACATCGAAAACTTCACCGTATAAACTCCGGGAATCCCCTCATCATTCGTCGCCCGCAGAACCGCCGTCATAATCTCATACCGGTTCCGGCACGACGGATCATCCTCCGCAACCACCCGCCCGTCCTTATACACACGCTTCTTAAACGTAATCTTTCCCAGCGCACCCGCCCGGTCATCCGCATCATCAACCCCGGAACCAAGAATCTGCTTCACCGCCGACTCATTCCAGCCGTCCGCCGCCGCCCGGCTCTCCACCTCCGCCCGTGTCAGCAGCTCCGATGTAAAATATCCCCAGGCATCCTCGAAATTACTCGTATCCGTCGGCAGGAAAATATCCCGGCCGCACTGCAGCGCAGTCACCTGCGGTTCATCCCGCCGGACATACGGCTGCGGAAAAGAAACAGAAATTTCATCTGGATTCACACCGCGCGCCACCTGTTCACGGACCTCAGCCACCATCGACTTCGCCCGCGACGGCCTCACATCCGGAAAAAACTCAACCACCATCTGCTCCAGCGCCTCCGCACCGTATCCCGGATCAAGCAGCGCCGCCTCAAACTCCGCGGCACTTCCCCGCAGCGCCTCCGCCAGCCGGGCCTGCTCCGTTCCGTCAGAATACTGCGCAGCAGGCGTCATCCCGCCCTCAATCATCCGCGCCGTCACCCACATCATCCGCAGCTCAGACAACCTCAAATCACGCAGTTCAAGCGCTTCTTCTCTAATCCATTCCAGTCCCAGCACCGCCGCACCGGGCGTCTCCCCGAAAACAAAATTAGCCAGCCGCATCAGCTCGCGCATCCAGCGGAAACCGAGAACATTCTCCAGATAATAATCCAGCACAACCTGCAGATTAGCCGCCGCCTCACTATCCTCCTCCCCCGTCGGCTTCACCCGCAGCACAGACAGAACACTCGCCATCGTGACCAGCTGCACCTGCTCATTAATAATCATATCCGCATCACGCACCCTCGCATCTGTCGCTCCATCAAACGGACGCGGCGGCTTACCGCCCTTAAAAAACTCCTTCCGCTTGCGACCGTCAGGACTCTGGTTATCCCAGCGGCAGTGCCGGATATCGTAAACATCCGCGCTCTCATTAATGCTCTCGGCAATCTGCGTAACCTCATCCTTCAGCTCCGTCAGCGTCGGCCCGGGAACCTTCTTCGCTCCGCCGTCTCCCGTCACCTGGTCAATCCCGTCCCGTTCTTCATCACTCATCATTCTTTCCTCCGTTTTTAAAATTCACATTTCAGCTTTCAGGGTTCACGTTTCAACCCGCCCTCCGCCTGCTCCGCAATCTGCCGCCGCAGCGCCTCCACCTGCTCGCGCACAAAAAACCGCTGGCCGCCCGGAACCAATCGCACGCTCCCCAGCGGAACATCCGGGCTTTCCACCATCGCCTTCAACGTCGAAACATCCACCCCCAGCCGCTTCAGCACCTCTCCACGTCGCATCAGATCACCGTTCATCTCATCTCCTTGCCGTTCATCCTTCAATACGGACTCCCGCCGCCGTCATAAAACGGACCGCGTGCCGTTCGCGGCTCAACATATTCGAGCATGGCCGCCTCCCCGTATCCCACGCAGTCACAGGGGTCCTTCGTCGCCCCCTTCAGACCCTCCGCACCCTTCCAGTTCTGCATCGCAAAAATCACATTCCGGCACCTCGCAGAAACAAACAGCCTCGGCGCAAGGCCCTCCTTCCCGTCTGATCCTGATTCATAATACAGCGCATGATTCACCAGCCGAACCCGCTCATCCACCTCCGTGCCCTCCGTCAGCTGCATTTCAAGCCCCGTCTCCGCAAACATTTCATACAGCGTCGTCAGCCGGTTATGTTCAATCTTCGGGCTGCTCGCCGCACGGCTGTCAATCAGCCGCAGCTCAATCTCTTCTTCCGCCCCGTCATCCGGGCGCAGAACCTCCCCGCCATCCGCCGCCGCCTCATAACGCGCAATCTTATTCCATCCCCGATCCTCTTCCGTTCCGTACGCAGCCCGGTCACTCAGCTCTTCCGCCACCGGAATCCGCTCCTCCCAGCCGTCCTTCCACCGTTCCAGCCGGGCAAACTCCCTCACATAACGGTCAACTCCCCAGCCGATCGGATCCGCAGCCTCTGCAAAATCGCCGTCATTAATTCCATTCCTCCGCCCGCTCGGTTCCGCCCAGTTTCCGAAAGGAACCCCGTCATCCGGCGACGGATCAGCCTGCGGCCATTCCCGATAGATATACCGCGCGAACTTCGTCACCCGGATCCAGATCATAAAAAACGGACGGCCGCCCGGCGTCGGGTCGATCACCTGGTAATTCGTCCCCTCCGCCGGGATCTTCTCCGGATCGATCACATGCACAGACTCACTGAAAAGCGGAAACTGGCAGGCCACCGTCTTCTCCGCAAAACCGTAAAGCCGCTCCCGTTTCGATTTATTATTCGCATATCTCCACAGCTGCCAGACTGCCGGAGGATTCCCGAACGGATTATCCATCGGCTGGAAAAACACCACCGCCCGGTTCCGGTTAAAACACTTCATCACCCGCGGCATCACCTCAAACTTCCGCCCCTCAGGACACGCCGGTTGACTGCGCTTCCCCTCCAGCCACAGATTCACATCCTCCGGGACCGTCGCCTTCGGATTATACATCCGCGCCGCCGCCATCTGCTCTTCCGACTCAAACCCGAACGCCCGCACCTCATCCGGCTCCCCGCCGTCCGCCGGCAGCAGATACGCCATGCACTCCCGCGTTCGATCCGCCCCCTCCAGAAACATATTCACCGTCGCCGACCACCCTCTAACCGGCGTAAACGTATCAACCATCCACCCGTTACGGTCCGCAATACGCCCCTCCAGCGTCTTCTGGAAATGAGGCGGGATCAGCTCATCCCCCCAGACAAACTTCAGCGGAGGTCCCTCCAGCGTCTCCTCCTTCTGCATATAATTCCGCAGAGAAATCCTTGTCCCCGTCGGAAGCACATAATTCTCACCCGTAAACCCGTCATGCAGAGAATACTTAATATACGCCGACCGGGTACGCACATCCTTTCCCCTCAGCTCCGCCGGCAGATACGTGTGCAGAGCCACCTGCTGAATTTCAACCGAATTACTGCTCGTCTGTGCAAAACACCAGACCATCTCATCATCAAAATACAGGCCGATCTGATTCGCCCGCTTCGCCGCATACTCCGTCTTTCCGCTGCGGTTCGGACCGCTGATCAGCAGAACCTGAACCGGCCGGTCAAACCCCAGATGCAGGCGCATCATTTCGCACCACGTATCCCAGTCCCAGCCGAAACGCTTCTTCACCTGCTCATCAAACTTCACATCAAAACACGGCAGCCCCAGCAGCGCATCGCACACCTTCCAGATCGGCGGCTCCCAGCCGTTGCGCAGACGGTCCGACCGCTCATTCACAACCACCTCTTCACGCAGCGCCACCGCCTCCTTAAAACGCTCAAACCCCATCTCTGCCGCCTGGCGCTCACCGATCACCGGCAGCACCGCATGAGCCGACTGACCGCTGAACTTCAACCACTTATCGATCTGTTTCTGATTCATCCCCCTGTGTCCCTTGCGGTTAAATTATTCTCCTCTTCCGGAGAAATCTCCCGGCAGCTCACCACCGGCCACTCTCCCTTCTTCTCATCCACAAACGCCGGCAGCGTCCGCTATTCATCCTGATTCTTCGCAATCTCAAAATTCACCTCATCAAACCTGACTGGATTCATAATTTCCCGCCCTTCACATTCCACAACTCATCATTCATAGTTCATCCTTCATCTCTCTCCCTCCCCGCCTCCCGCGCCGCGGCAATCTGCCGCTTCACCTTCCGGCCCGCCTCCTGCGACCCGTCCAGGCTTCCCGCCAGCGCCACCGCCACTGGACCGCCCGACGTCCCGTTCACACACGCCATCCGGTTCTGTCCCAGCCACTCGCCCAGGGGGCGGTGCTTCACATGGCCGTGCTCATCACACAGCGTCACCCACCAGTCTCTGGTCATTCGCGCACTCATCAGAAAACAAAATCAATCGGTTCTTCTTCTTTTTCATCACCGCCGGCAGAAAAATCATGCGCCGGGCGGCCCTCCGCCTGCAGCTCCGCCGCCCGTTCAAAAGCGCCTTCCTCCGCCTCTGCAAACTTGAAATAATTCGCGTACATCCAGAACTCCTTCACCCCCAGCGGACCCGTCTTGTTCTTCACCATATCGATCCACACCGGACGGATATGATTCTCCTCCTTCGCCGCCGCCTTAATCACCTTCCCGCGGTGATCCCGGATCTCCCGGTCCTTATAGATCAGCCAGATCCCGTGCGCCACCTCGTCAATCTCCCCCGACCCGCGCAGATCCTGCTTCATCGCAAACCGGTTCTGTGTAACAAAATTACGGTTCAGCTGGCTCAGCCCGATCACCGGACAGCCGAGATCACGCGCCAGCTGCTTATACCGCTTGCAGATCGTCGAAATGCGGTAATTCTCATTCATATCCACACCGTGGTCGCCGATCCGCGTCAGCTGGAAATAGTCCACAACCACCAGGCCCAGATCGCCCTTCATCGACTCCATCCGCATCCGCGCCTCCTGCTGGTCCAGCAGAAACGACTCCGAATCAATCACAATCGGCAGATCGACCAGCCGCTGCGCGCACGCCTTCATCTCCTCAATCTGCGCACGCCCGGCAAACCCCCGCATCGCCTTCGGCAGACTCACCCCGCTGTTGCGGCTCATATCCCGCCCGGCATGTTCATAAATGTCCGCATCCATCGAAAGCATCAGCACCTTGCGGCCCTTCACCGTCGCCGCATATTCCGCCAGCTGCGCCACCAGCGACGTCTTTCCCGCCGAACTCTCCGCCCCCACCACATAAAAATAATTCCGCAGACCGCCGCCCAGAATCTCATTCATCCAGTCCCACGGCAGATCCAGATACGGCAGCGGCGGCGGCGTCTCACCCGCCCGGATCATATCCTGCCGCTTCTTCGCAAACTCAATCTCCTCAATCACACGGCCGAACGCCTCCGCCCGGCTCACCGTCTCACTGCACACCCCTTCGGAAACCGACAGAAACCGCCGCGGAATCGACGCCAGGAACTTCTCCGCCTCCTTCGTCGCATCCGGCAGATAAACCGCATCCGTAATATCAGCGGCCACCGACAGAATCCGCCGCAGAATCCACTTGCTCCTCACCTGCTCCGCATAAAACTCCGCGTGCTCCGACGTCGGCAGACCATCGATCAGACCCTCCAGAAACGCATATCCGCCGCATCGCTCCAGCAGCCCGCGGTCCTTCAGCCGTTCCCCTGCCGTCAGCAGATCAACCGTCTCTCCTTCACGGAACATCTCCTCCAGCTGCGCCCACAGCAGACGGTGCGCCGGCAGATAAAAATGCTCCTCCGTAAACCGGAACGGACCCTTCAGCAGCGGCATCACCCGTTCCGGTTCAAACAGAACCGAACCCAGCACCGCCCTCTCCGCCTCCTCGCTCACCGGCGGCCGTCTCTCCTCTGTCTTATTCATCCTTCACCTCCTGTATATTCAGCTGTTCGCTTCCGTCGAGGTCAGCAACATCAAATCGGATTTTCCCACCATCCTTTTGATCGTGCGGTTTGATGCACCTCCTTTTGAAACTTTCTTAACTCTTCCATTCTTGATCCTCCTGTTAATGCCGCTCAAAGTGACTCTGAGTCGTTGCCCTGCACGGTGTCGATGGCGACAACCATTTTCCACCATGCAGCATCACATTGCCTCTCCCAACAATCCTGGCACCCGCCCCGTTTAATTTTTCCGTTGACCTCAACCGGCCAATTATCATTGTTATGGGTTCCGCACACGGGGCAAACCAACTGCGTTTCTGTGCACTTTATCGTCAACTTTCACCTCCCGGAAACTCATGCCACCGCCTGCCGTCCAGCACATCGCCGCTGTTGTTTGGTTCCCGATGATATGGAGTGCCCCAAAGTGCCGATCCGTGCTGTTTAAAGAAAAACGGCACCGCGGAATCCATACACTGATCACGCAGACTGCGCGCCCAATCAGGATTCATCGGCCTTGCACCGGGACCCGATTCCCCGCCGCAGATCACCCAATCAAGCATCCCTATGTAATCAGCATGGATTGCGCCGAGCAGTGGTTCCCCGCTCACAAAACGAATCGCCGCCGGACAGGACGATAGATTCCTGATCCGGTTGTCGTATTGCTCCTGATTCTCTGCCGATACGCCGAGCCAGACGTTTGGAAGCGGCCAACGAACAGATACCGGAACTTTTATTTTAGAGGCTGCGATAGATACACGCGCCACAGTGTCATCGTTAAATGCCCCTCCAATTATATATTTAGCCATCCTCTCCGCCCGCTTCGACAGCACGAGAAACAGATGCTGCGGACAAAGAGCGGCAATCGCAAACACCCGGTCAATCCATTCGTACGGCGTGTTCTCATGGAACAAATCACCCATCGAATTGATAAAAATCGCCCGCGGTTTATTCCAGTGCATCGGCTTCTCCAATGCGGATTCAACCAGTACAGTTTTCCCGCC